ATAACGTAGGTGTTGTAGCACTGGAGGAGAACTGGTCACGTACTGCTGAAGGTATCATGGCAGTAGAGGCTAACGCTAAGCTTCACCTTGATAGTGTCAAGGCTCAATACACAGACGACCAGTTAGATGATTGCTTTAAGAAAGTCTTTATGGGTGACAACGATGGTCGTGTTTGGATTCATGCACATCACGGTGTTAATAACCTAGAAGACATCTTCAGTAAGCTACGCTATATGATCATCGGTCTAGATTGTAAATGGATTGTAGTTGATCACCTTCACATGTTAGTTTTATCTACATTAGAAAACGATGAGCGTAAAGCTATTGACGGCATCATGCATCGCCTCAGAACTATGGTAGAAGAGACAGGCTGTGGTATGATACTGGTATCTCACTTGCGTAGAGTAGAGGGCAACAGAGGTCACGAGAACGGCATAGAGACAGGGCTTAATCATCTCAGAGGCTCACAAAGTATTGCTCAGTTATCAGACTGCGTGATTGCACTGGAGCGTAACCAACAATCCGAAGACGAGATAGAAGCATCGACCACTAAGGTCAGGGTACTGAAGTCTAGATACACTGGAGATGTTGGCGTTGCCTCACATTTACTGTACGATAGTAAGACAGGCAGACTTAAAGAGATGGACGACTATGATGAATCACAGTTTGACGGAGATATAATATGAGTAACTTAGTATTTGATATAGAAGCAGACGGCTTAGATCCCACTAAGGTTTTCTGTATTGTTGCTCAAGACGTAGACACTATGGATGTCTTCACCTTTGACAACACCCAACTGCAAGAAGGTTACGACATGTTATCTTCTGCAACTAAACTAATTGGACACAACATAATAGGCTACGACATTCCTGTCATTAAAAAGATAGCGGGTGTTGATTTGTTTGATAAGAAAATTGTTGATACCTTGGTTCTGTCACGCTTATTCAAGCCAACACGAGAAGGGAACCACGGCCTAGAAGGATGGGGATATCGCCTAGGTTTTAAGAAGGGTGACTTTGGAAAACAAGATGATGCTTGGGATGCTTATACACCTGAGATGTTAGAGTATTGTAAGAACGATGTCGTGCTTAACACTAAAGTTTACGAGGCGTTAAAGGTTGAGAGCCGTGGCTTTACACCTGAGTCAGTGCAGATAGAACATGCAGTAGCTAAGATCATAGACCAACAGCGCACAAACGGTTTCTTATTAGATGTGCAAAAAGTTATGGGCTTGATGGCTATGTTTGAAACTAAACTACATGACTTAGAACAAGAGGTTCAGGAAGAGTTCCGGCCTGTAGTTAACACCCAAATACTATCACCCAAGTACACAGCGACAGGCGCAGTAGCTAAGACAGCAACCGACCAACACGGTAACGGTACAAGGCTTACCGAAGATGAGTATGAAAGATTATCTTTAGACATAGAAGGAAAGCCGATTGCACGTAGAACTGAAACGCCGTTTAACTTAGGCTCACGTAAACAAATCGGTGAGTACCTAATTCGTTTTGGTTGGAAGCCTCAGAAGCATACACCTACAGGTCAGCCTATTGTAGATGAGTCAACTTTAAATAAAGTTAAGGGTATTCCACAAGCCGCAATGATTGCTAAGTATCTTATGTTACAGAAGCGTTTAGCTCAGACTAAAAGTTGGATCAAAGAACTTAACATGGAGACAGGTAGAGTGCATGGGTATGTTAATCCTAACGGTGCGGTGACATCTCGCATGACTCATTCTCATCCTAACATGGCTCAGATTCCTAGCAGTACATCGCCGTTTGGTGAGGATTGTCGGTCTTGTTGGACAGTGCCAGAGAACCACAGGCTTGTAGGTATTGATGCCGCTCAGCTTGAACTCAGGATGTTAGCACATTATTTAAACGATAAGGATTATACTAATGAAATACTTAACGGAGACATACACACCACTAATCAAGGGCTTGCTGAACTTGAATCAAGAGATAAGGCAAAGACTTTCATCTATGCGCTTTTGTACGGAGCAGGAGATGCAAAGCTTGGGTCAGTGGTTGGACGAGGTAGATCGTCTGGGAAAGGACTTAGACAACGCTTCTTTGATAATCTCCCTGCATTTAAAAAGCTTACAGACAGAGTACAAAGAGAAGCTAAAAGCGGATTCATTAAAGCGTTAGACGGACGAAAGCTTACAGTGCGTTCAGAACACGCCGCCTTGAATACCTTGTTGCAAGGAGCAGGAGCAATTGTAATGAAGAAAGCTTTAATTATCTTAAACGAAAAGATAACTAGGCATGGTTGGGATGCTAAGTTTGTAGCTAATGTACATGACGAATGGCAGATTGAATGTTACGTTGATGATGCAGTAGCCGTTGGCAAAGCAGGAGTACAAGCTCTCAAGGAAGCAGGGTGCATGTTTAATTTAAATTGTCCTTTAGATGGGGCTTACAAAGTTGGGGAGAACTGGAGTGAAACACATTAAAAATTGTATAGAGTGTGGGATAGTACTGGAAACGCCTGTCAACTGGTGGTTTTCTTTTGTAAGTAAAAAGCACTACAAGTGTATTGATTGTTATGACATAAGAAGAACAGAAAATATAGTTAAGAAAAAGTATAAAGAAGGTAAACAACCAAGCCCTAAACTTTTAGCTAAGCTGTTGGGACGTAGACACAAAGCAGAGTACAACAGTATACAAGATGGACATGTCTACGTTATCTCTAATCCTGCGTGGGTTGAATGGTATAAAGTTGGCATGGCTGTTGATGCAACTGATAGATGTAAAGCTTATCAAACCTCTTCACCTTTTAGAGATTACAAGGTATCCTATTCTAAATACTTTAATGATAGACGAGAAGCTGAGAAGCTAGTACACGCCAAGTTAAAAGAAATTAAAATCAAACACGCTAACGAGTGGTTCAAGTCAGACTTAAAGACTATAAAAAATATAATTAAAAATATAAAGGATGTTCAGCATGAAACTTGATACTTTAGTACCCGACATCTATACGCACCTTGAGAAGCTTTCATCCGGTACACCCCTACCGCTTACAGAAGAAGACATTGACAACACCCTAGTAGGGATGCGAGAAGCTCTTATGTCTTGGGCTACACCCAGAGAACGCGACAGTAATTTCACGGTGCGTATGTCTAACGTGGGTAAACCCTCGCGGCAGTTATGGTATGAAAAACGTGATCCACAGGGCCGTGGTGGTATTGATGGTGCAACGCAGATTAAGTTCTTGTACGGTCACTTGCTTGAAGAGATTGTGTTGATGCTTGTACGAATGGCAGGACACACAGTAACAGACGAGCAGAAAGAAGTTACTGTTGATGGCATTGTTGGACACATGGACTGTAAGATTAACGGTGAGGTGGTTGATGTTAAGACAGCTTCTCGCTTTGCGTTTAACAAGTTTAAAGAAGGGCGCTTAGCACAGGATGATCCCTTTGGTTATCTTGGTCAGCTTGCAGGTTATGAAGAAGCTGAAGGCACAGACAAGGGCGGCTTCTTGGTGTTAAACAAAGAGAGCGGTGAGTTGTGCATGTATGTGCCTGATGATCTTGATAAGCCTAATATTAAAGCCTCTATCAGTAAGCTGTTATCTGCGCTAGACCTTGATGAACCGCCAGAATTATGCTACCCTCCAGTACCAGATGGCAAGAAAGGAAACATGAAGATTGCTAAAGGATGCAACTGGTGTAAGTATAAGCACGAATGTTTTAAAGATTCTAATGGTGGTCAGGGTCTAAGAGCATTTAAATATTCAAACGGCATGTCTTACTTAACAGAAGTTGTTGTCGAACCTAAGGTAGAAGAATTTTTATGAATAGAAAAAAGAGCAAGCGTATTAAAAACCATTCAGAGTCTTTATTAGTTTTGTGGATGAAAGGACTCCTACCTGAAGATGAAGCAGAGAAAGTAAATTTAAAGACGTATAAATCTATGATGCCTGTTCAAACACATTTCATGGCACAGCGAACTATGTATTTAAATGCCTATCACCCTAAGTGGGTTGCAAAGAAAATTAAACAATTGCTTAAAATATTTCCCGCAATTCAAATAGAAGATATTAACTTGGAGATGATCGCATGGAAAGTGAAACAACAGTAATCAACCTCTCACTAGAGGAAATGATTATAGCAGTGGGAAGCTTCCTATATAACTCTGATTCTTCTATCACTGAAGTAGATTCAGAGTTTTTAAAAGACTTGGAGTTGCTTGTTAGTGCAGAGTTAGAACGTAGAGGGGCAACCTTACATTGAATAATATTAAGAAAGGCTATCGTAAACCTAGAGTCAAGCGACCAGTAGAAAAAGATTTGGTTAAGGGCTACGACTCTAACTGGGAATACGAACTACATTCTGGCATCTTAGATGGTTGGAGTTTTCATACCGACAAAGTTCCTTATACTGTTTCGCATAATTACCACCCTGATTTTTTACGGGTAATTGAAGGTAAGAAGATTTTGCTTGAAGCTAAAGGTAGGTTCTGGGACTACGCTGAGTTCAGTAAGTACATCTGGATTAGTAAGACATTGCCTGAAGATACTGAGTTAGTATTTCTTTTTGCTAATCCCAGTGCGCCAATGCCTCAAGCCAAACGTAGAAAGGATGGCACTAAAAGAAGCCACGGAGAGTGGGCAAGTGCTAACGACTTCAGATGGTTTAGCGAAGATAGTATTCCTGATAACTGGATCAACCCGAAGAAGAGGGAGAGTTTTGACTGACATCAGCCGCAAAGACGAGAGGCGCGATAGGTTTTTAAGGAAGAAGAAGTTTAAGAAGATAAGTTCTGCTTCTAAATTAAAAGATACTAAGCGCAATGAACCTAAAATTAATTTAAATAAAGAGACAGAAAATGAGCCGACTAAATGACGCAACACCCGAAGATTGGAATAGAGTACGTAAAGCACACCCTGCTATTGAAAAAAGATCAATAGATCATCAGCCCTACATTGACATGGCTATGAAAGAAACACATGCATATAAATACGAAGAAGATATACGAACAGCTTTAAAAGACCTTGCAACTAAAAAGCCTACGATTGAAGATGTAGTCAACAAGCCAAAGCATTACAACACTGGTAATATAGAATGCATTGAAGCCATTGAAGAGTCTATGTCTTCGGTAGCTTTCAAGGGCTACCTGAAGGGTAACTGTATGAAATACCTTTGGCGCTATGATTACAAAGGCAAGCAGGTAGAAGACTTACAAAAAGCTATGTGGTATCTCGCATTATTAACAGACAAAGTAACCAAGGAGAACAATTAATGGATCAGTATCAACAGTTTATACACAAGTCACGCTACGCACGATGGATTCCAGAGCATAGCCGTAGAGAAACATGGAGCGAAACAGTCTTTCGTTATGTTTCATTCTGGAGGGATCGTGAGCAGATCACAGTTAAGGAAGGAC